AGTTTCCCTAATTCTATCAAATCTTTTAGATTAGAACATCCAATACGTTTAACGCGCTTAGTCATTGTTACACCAACTCCTCCTCGTTTTACTGAAGATTCTACAAACGTATTTTCGTATTCATATTCGTAATACACATCATTACAAATAACTTGTCCCACATCGTTATTTTCAATAATCAATAAAGCCTCGTTATAATGTTTTGCTACTTTAACTATAATATCAGGAAAAATCATTGGTGATATCATGTTATCTCTAAACGTACACACCTGTTCGAACATACCAGTTGTGATATCAACTACTGTGAATGTAGAATAATCTTGTCCTCGTCCCTTTGAAACATCTACTGTCATGACATACTGATGATCAATAATTGGATCTTCATAATAATGTATATTTTGCTCAATGTGTTTAGGGTATTCTGATTTTAGTTTTAGTAACCAATTCGAAGAAATAAGAGTGTTTGAAGTTCCAAGGAAGTTATTACCGTATTCTTGTTCAAACTGTAGCTCTGAGGTATTTGCAATAGTTTGTTTTTTCCAGTCTGCATCTCTACCAGGAACATCGTACCAATCAACTCGAGAAGATACAAATTCATTAATCTTTTTTTGTGAACCTTCGTAAATCTTATAAAACATATTTCCAACACCATTCGCAGTAGAGGTAATAATTACCTTTGTTTCGTCACCTGCTGAAATTACTGGATATGTTGATGTATAAAATTCTGCATCTCTTTCAACGAACGCAAACTCATCAAGAAAAAGTAAGTCAATCGATAGACCACGAATAGAACTACCAGATGTGGCAGAAGCTACTATCTTTGTGTTATTAGCGAATGTGATACTTCCCTTATTCAATTCTTTACAACCAGGTTGAAGAAAAAAAGGAAGATTTTCTAAAGCAAGTGTAATACGACCTAACATTTCACGAGCTGTTGCACCCTTATTAGCCAACACCGCAATTGTTTTTTCAGGATTAAAGACAGCATACCATAAAATGTAAATCACCGTTGAAATAGATTTGCCAGATTGCCTACAAGCTAATACAATATTAAATCTATTCTCGTTAAATTTTTTAAATAACTTCTTTTGATAGGGATATGGTTTAAAGTCTATTAATCCTTTACTCGGAGCAATCACTTTAATATATTTTTCAGCAAAATACACAGGGCTACTCATACACTTCATATATTCCTGGATTTCTTCTTTTGTGAAATCCTGATTAACACCATCGCCCTTTACGAGCATGTTGCCCATGTAACCATCACTTGCCATAATAAATTATTCTTCTGTTACGTTTTTAATTTCTTTATTCTTTAAAAATTTTTGAAGTTCTGTAGTTGAACCAACAAACACTGCGTTATTTGTAGTTTTAGAGCTCGCCGTTTCTTTTTCTTGTGTTATATCTTTTCTAACCTTTTGGAGCTTAACCAAATCTTGTGACATTTGACTTGCATCTTTAATCATATTCGATAGAACCTCAAACGCACGAGGATGTTCTGACTCGGAAGCAAGCGCCATCATCTGGTTAATAGCTTCTGACGATTGGTCAATCAACTCTTTCATTTTGTCTCGAGAATATTCTATATCCTTCTCAGTATCGTTTATAATTTCGCCCTTATCGACTTCAGTCTTAGGTTTTTCTATGATATTGAGATTTTTTTCGAGTTCGTTTAATATTTCATTTTTAGCCATGATCAAATCCAAATGTAGTGGTAATAGTATCAGTTGAATCCATAGGTGGTTCATCTGATGCATCTACTGCTACTCTCACGTTTTCTTCTCCATATGGATGATTAGTTTTTAGTTCTCCACGATTTTCTGTATCGCTGTAGAAGAATGTATCAACAGCACGAATAAGACCTTGTTCGCTTATTCCTCCGGTGAATCTTACTTTCATACTAAAGTCTAGTGTGTAAACAATAGTACGCCTTGTTTGAAAATCACCTTCATAATCATCTTGTATTGATGTACCAGTTAATACAATAGGCACATCAGTTATTGTTCCTGGACCTTCCATATCTTTAATAGCTACTGTATACTCAGGTGCAAATGTGGGAAGAATCTGTTCGAATATTTGTAAAGCTTCATCTTGAGTTTTTGATATAATATTTAGTTGCATTCCAAGATTATAAGGAACGCTTTGCATAACAGTATTTACTTTTGATGTTTCACCAGGAATTTTTAAAGTTCTTTTATTAAATTTATTTAATTTACTCGTAGGATCAAAACTAATATCGCTAATCTCAAAACTCATTCGAGGAAGCTTAATAGCGATCGTTTTATCACCTGCTGCAACAGTGTCTGCTTTTATTCTCGCAAGAAACTTTTGCCGAGGACCGTAAGCAATAGGAACTCGTGTTTCAGCAGTTCCAGGTTTTACTATTTTTATATGATTAAATATAGTACCAAAGACCGCTACTGATTTTTTCAGAGTCTCGTTATAAAAATGGTTTCCGTCAAATATCGACATAGCGTTATGGTTGCAATCTTGGCTCTCCAAATGGGTTATCTTCAGTAAAATCTATAAAATTATTTCCGATTGTTTCAAAATCTTCGCTATCATCATAAGGATCTTGTTGTAAATTAGTAATAGTTCCACCGTTGGTAGTATCACTATTTTCAGTAATAGCGTACGAAGCCGCAGAACTTGCACCTATAATATTACCAACATTTCCTGCGGTAATGGTAAATCCAGTGTTGTTACCATCACTTGCGATTTGACTTGTCACGTTTAGTGTATGTCCATTAACTTCATCAATTTCAAAGCCTGAAACTTCACCAGTAACTGTAATTCCACTTGTAGAATTTGTTTGTGTAACATCTTCTCCTCGTACATATGTTCCGCTGCCTGCGCCTAAAGTCAATTGAGTTTGAGTTGCATAAGAAGTTTCAAAGTCGTCAATCTCTGCAATTCCAGTATCAAGTGCTTCATTACCGTATTCGAAAGTTTCACACGTTAATTTAAACGTAGCTACGTTTGCTAATTGATAAAATGGAGATTCATCTTCAACGTATTTAATTTCAAATAAACAATTTACAAGAGGGAAATAAACTAAATCACCTTCTTGTGGTCTACCCTTTGGTTCATCTAAAAATCGACTTATTAATTGTTCCCATCTACGATTAGCAATAACAAGTGTCATTGAATCTCGAACTTCTACGCCAAATTTTGAAAGCAAATCTCCGTCACCTTCGAATCCATCGGTGTTTTCAACATACATCTCAATCGCAAAGGCTTCGCCAAATTGACTTAGTGTAGCTTCGTTAAATATAGCATTTTCGTTTACTATTTTCCTAGGAATATAATAAACTTCATGACCATATATTTTAAGGGCTTCAATGACTATATCTTCATGAAGTCTTTTTTCAGGTGTTGTTCCTTGACTAAAGTATACATTCCTTGGCATAATAAATTAACCGATAAAGTCTAATGGTGGCATCTCATGTTTCAGCTGCATTGTTTCTTCGAGCATCTGGATCTCTTCTTTCGCATCGTCAAAAATCTGACGGCCATTAAGTGTAACACCACCTGGTAAAGTCATTCCTTCAAATTTAATTAAGTTTAATCCCCACTGTCGTTTTATCAGTGCAGTCGTATATTTTTTTAGGAATGCATCGTTATAAACTTTAGTAAATCCGTCATCTGGATCAATTACAGTATAACCATCAAATACGATATATAAGTCTTTCATATCTTTTAATGTATCTGAATGAAATATTACTCGACTTTTGTGACGAGACCATTCTATCATTTCAAACATACCATTTATATTACGATCGATTAAAGACATGTATTGTTTTGTCATTTCATAATGAGCAATTCCGCCATAAGCTTGTCCTACACTATTTAAATCAAAAATGTCGTTTAAGTGCAATTGATAGTCTGCTGAAAAAATACTAGATTCATGAGAATTATCAACACTAAAAACATTATTAATTGAAAGATATCCTGCGTTAGCAATTTCAATATAGCCATTTGTAATATCGGCGTTTGTTACTTTGCGTTTAAGTAACCTACGGACAACAGCATCACCGTGATATTCTTGATAATATTGCAGCGCCTCATCGACGCGATCTTCGATTTGATCTTCGTCGACGTTAATCTCAATCACT